TAGAAAATTCTTCCAACGGATTTTTTTAAAAATAATCATTCTTCAGGATCGTCAGGGGGAATCAAAAAATCGTCAGCAGTAATAATAGAAAATTTATGACCGCGTTCTTGACATGCTGTAATTATAGCATGGTCGTCAATCTCTAGGATCTGCATGGGTGGATAATCTTCATCAATCTGTAGCATCATCAGATATCTGTCAGCATCTTCTTCTTCCTGAAATATAGGAATTACCCTATCCTCATCATCATCGAAGATAGAGTAAACACCATCAGGTTGATCTTCTAAAGTTACAATAAACATTAGACCACATTACAACTCTCAATATATAGAGATCTCATCAAACCCTTAAGATCAGATTTGTCTACGGTCATTTCTACTTCATCAATATACTCATTAAGAAGAGTGAGTGTATCTTTAGTAGAAACTTCAAGATCTACCTGATCTTCAATATCAACTAAGGTCTCTACAATTTTTACATCGTGGACTCCTACGTTGTAAAGACGATCAACTAATGTTTCAAACATTTGGTAGTCTCGTTTCTCTTCAACGACAAGTTTAATGAACTGATTTTTATAACCAGACACATCCTGTTTGTTGTAGTCTACACGAGTATCATCATAGAAAATTTTGTCAAAGATCTCATAAGGATTTGCAACAAACTTAAGTCTATCACTTTCAGTATCGTAGATATGGAATCCACGACGGTCTTTATAATCGTTCCAATACATCTGATAGGGATTACCTAAGTATTGAACATTACCCTTCTTCGACTTATGATGATAGTGTCCAGACCAAACACGCTTAAAACGATGGAACAAACCAGCATCCATGCCATGGTCCATTCTCATACCTGGCGTCACATCAAACCCATTAAGTTCCAAATGTCCGCAACAAATATCTGCTTCACTAGTCTCAAGTAAATTTGTTACTTCTTCCAAGTTCTCTTTATTAATCCAAGGCAACATCAAAAACTTTTTGTTTCCAAGTTTTAGATGCTTGGGTTCAGAATAGATTGTGATGTTGTGATACTTTTCAAGTAAAAGTTCTGGTGAGTTGATGCGGTTGGTGTTCTTGTAATACGTACAATGATTACCAAGCAACATGTGAACGTTATACTTTGCTAGTTTCTCGAAATAGTTTTCACGAACACGATGATAGGTATTAAAGTCCATAGACTTTCGATTATCAAATGTGTCTCCAAGATCAATGACGGTATCGATACCTTCTTTTTCAAGAGTTGGAAAAAAGATATTGTCATAGAATTGTTGCCAGTAGTTCCAAAACGCTAGAGAACCTTTGCGTCCATCAAGATGTTGATCTGTAATTAAAGCAATCTTCATAATTTACCGCTCACTGTCCCATCATATCGTGCTGAGTATTTGCAGTTTGCCCAGTTAGTAGCGACACCTTCCAAGTGGAATGGCGTTCCTTCCATGACAGATTCCCTCGTACCGCCTGTGACGATTCCCTCGCCATCCTCACCAAAGCTAGTCCACGTTCCAAACTGTTTCTTTTCAACACGGAATTTTCCATAGGGAGTTTCATACCATTCATAATTCATCGGTTCATTCTTGTCTCAATGTTTTCTTTGATACTACCCATGTCAGAATACGATGCGTTCATACCTGTCATTGTACCATCGTAAGAATCAGTGTGCATGACTTCATCATGTCCTGATCGTTCTAGAATTTTACTTTTAATTTCTAGTTGCTTTTTCTCTTTCTGGATACGACGCAAGAAAGCGTAGTAGATAATCTGAGTGAAGTAAGCAAACGGGTTCTGGGATTTCTCTGGATTGAAGTTGTCGATATACTGTAGGCAATTCTCAATGCCGTCACAGATCATATCCTCACGGAACATGTAATTGACAAAGTTTGGTTTGTATGATAGATGTGTAGCGATCTTAAGGAAACACTCGCCAATATAATTCGTGACACGCGGTCGAGGTTTTTCTTGTTCTTTTGCTTTAATAACTTTGTCTCGATACTCAGTAATAGCAGCGAGAAACTCTTTGTTATTAACGTAGTATTCGGTTTGCTTTCGTTTTGCCATTACTGTGTATGCCACGGTTTGTCTTACATAATCATATATCAAGTATACCACTTTGTTAGTGATCTGTCAAAGGGGGGTTGACAAATCCTCAGAACCTGAGTAGGATGACTCTGTTAGGGTTCAAGAGAAGTTGTAGCTCTTAGCTTTTATTAAATAGATCTTCTAAAGATTTTTTCATTTCCTTTACTGAACCTAGGTATCCAGATCCTCTGGGTATTTTATTTCCTCTACCTGCTAAAGACTTTCCAGTCTCCATACGGAGAAGAGTTTTTTCATAGAAGTCAACAATTTCTCCTTCAATTTCAACCATAGTTAATACATGATCTCTGTTAATAACAAACATATTATCAAATGTAGCAGAGATCCATTCTTTTAAAGCAAAGCCTGTTACTTCTAACTGACCTTTTCTTTGTTTAGAATTTTCAACTATAAGAGGTCTCTCTAACATAACCTTGTCTTCTTCAGTAAGATAACATACTTTAGATACTAATTCTTCACCTGATACTAATTTAATAGTTGCATAGAATTCTTCTTCCATATTTAATTTGCTCTAAGGTTTACTTTTATAACCTCATACTTAAAGTTCTCTTCATTGTAAATGTTAACTCGTTCATTCAAATGTCTAAGGGTATAATTCTGACCGCCAATATCATCAGCGATATCGTATAAGGTTGCTATATCTTTACCTTCGCCTTTCCTGAGAACACGTCCGATAGATTGGAGGTTACGAATGCGAGACTTACTAGGGGAAGCAAAAATAATATTGTGTAATCGTTTGATGTTGATACCTGTAGAGAACGTTCCGTAAGAAGCAATGATTACAGCATTGTTCTCAGTTTCAGTAAGTTGGCGTACTTGTTCTCTATCTTCTACATCAGTACCACCGTGAACAAAAAATACTTTTCGCTCGGGGTCTATGGTGCTATTTATCAATTCCAAAAGTGGTTCACCGTGCTTCTCGATATAGTTAAATAACACAAGAGTGTTTCCTTCAATATCTTTTACTAAATTTTTAATCAGATTATTTCTACCACGATGCTCTACTAGGTAATCAATCTCCTCATGATATGATTCAAAGTGTTGCGGAGCATGTTTACAAAGTAGGATTTTGATCCTAAATTTAGAAAGATAACCTTCCTTAATTAAACTGTCTGTTTTAGTAACTTGTTCGCAATCACCAAACAATCCTTCCAACACCCACTTGTGAGTTTTACTCCCGTCTAGGGTTCCAGTAAAACCAAACCTATACTTGGCATTGTGTAGTTTAGTCATAATTCCCGTGAGGGATTTTGATTTAAACAGGTGTGCTTCATCACCGATAACACAATCAATATCATCAAAGTATCTTTTTGGGAACTTGTAGATGGATTGCCAGGTTGATATAATAATTGGTTTATCCGTATTTTTATCCTTGCCGGAATATATCTTATGCACATGATCGTCAGCATTCCACCCGTAGTCATTAAAGTCATTGACCATCTGTTCTACCAAGGACGTAGTAGGAACGATGATGAGCGTTTTCTTGTTGGTAGCAGTATAGTATCTGACGAGGGAATAGATCATCAAACTCTTTCCGCTGCCCGTAGGAGAAAGAAGTAACTTTCTATTATTTTTTATAGCTTCGTAAACAGCACGATACTGATACACTCTTGGTTTGATTTCAGATCGTGTAATTTTATTCATAAATGTTTCAATGCCTGCGTATGAAACAAAGTCGTTAGTTTCTCTGACTTCTCCATACCAGTCATTCATTTCATACTCGACTTTATATTGTCGCTCGTCAGCCCACACTTGTAGGTGCTTCATTAGACCACCATAAAGGTCGCCCGTACCAGGAGAGTACAGACGAATAGTTCCATCCCAGTATTTGTATCTGGGGTTCTTCTTCAGGAACTTTGCTTCAGGAACTTCAAACGAAAAATAATCTGAGAGCTCCTGATGTACATGTGGCTCAGCAGATTGAATGGTAACGTATACTTCGTTTTTCTTTTTAATACTGAGGGTGGTCATCATTGTCCATTAACGAATTTCTCCCACTCAATGGCACTCTTGACCTGAAAACCTCTATTAGAAATTTGACGCATGACTTGATCCAACCAGTAAAGCATCTGGTCTAGATATTTGATCTTCGCCTCAAGGTTGATGATCTCCTCATCTGCCTCAAGGTAAGTTCTCATTTTTTCCGAAGTCTTAATGCTTGATCCGAATGGTTTAGCAGCGTAGGTCTTAGCGTCTGCTTCGCCTGAGTAATACTCACGCTTATTCTTTACCAGTTTGCGGGTCTCAAATTCCAGCGAAGTCTTGATCTGCTGAATGTCAGTGTAATGGTTTAAGTATTTATTATGTTGGAAAGGGATCGATAATGCGAGTTGCCCTAGATCCGTGGTATACTGTTTGTTCTTAAATTGAAAGTCAACTGCTGAGTCTTCTGTCCAGTCTTCTCTCAATTTGTCAAATTTATTACGAAGAGTTTCAAAATTCATAGAGTTTTAAATTGTTTATCACGAATAAAAAATTGTTGATGTTTAAATGTAACTTCAGCAGTAATGTATTCTACATCTGTCATTGTAGCATCAAATTGTAACCCCGACAAACTGACAGGAAAGATATCTCTGTAGTCGATAATAAATGCTGGATTGTATTGTGAGGTGACAATGTTAAGTTGTCCGTTGGTATAAATCTCTGACTCTTTTGCTGTGCGTTGCATTTGATCTGCGTTACCATTGTCTCTAATCCATTTGTAAATACTGTTGTAGTTTACAAGATCTTCGTCAACAATAAAACGCACAGAAAAATCCCCGAACGTTACACCACCGCTGGGAATGATAGGCAAGTTTCTAAAAGGACTTGCTACTTCCGTAACTGGCATTGAAACGTCGGGGATATTTGCTGTCTGACAGAAAAAGTCTACACCTTCAAATTTTTCTAATTTGAGTAGATAACCAATAGGGTTCAGGAAATTCCTATTAGTAGGTTGTTCCTTATACCATTCAGCAGACATGTCAACTTCCCAAGCTGATACTATTTATCCTCGTTATACCAGAAGTCTTCCCAGTCTTTTTCATCTGCTTCATAGATTGGACAAGGTTCTTCCATTAAAATATCAGTTTTTATTTTTAAATCCTTCATAGCAAGTTTTTTAAAATTTTTATCTTTCATTAATCTAAGAAACAATTAAACGTTAAACGATCACTTTTCCATTTTGATGCAGTGTAATATGGGGAGTGCCATAAAGTACCTTCGTAAAAGATCATAGTATTATACGAATGTGGAATTACATGATACCTACTCCATCCATCGATAATAGCAATAGATGGATCACACTTAACATATTTAATTTTATCTATAGGATCTGCATCACGAAAGTAGTTTGCTCTGTAGTTATAATCTCTTGACATATATTCTTCAGATGTACTATTTTTTCTCCATAGAGCAGTTCCATTATCTTTTCCACAATATTCATTATCTTTATTGAGGGAACATACACCAGCATATCTAATGTTATCTGTATGAGGAAATAAACTTACCTCTCTAACATTTTGATTTACTGCGTAATTTTGGAAAGTAAATTTATTTAAATAAGTAGAAGTTTCAAAACTTGCAAATTTACTTTTAATTATTTTTCTTATAGGTTTTGCAATCTCGGACAAATTTCCAATTGTGTAAACATAACCAGGAATATTACTTACTTGACCATCAATAGTATTTACATAAGCAACTGATTTAGCAAACTCTCTTACCTTATCTGGGTTTCTAAAAAATTTTTTAACT